ATTGGGCGCACTCGCGAGCCCGTAGTCGACGTACGGCGTGTCGACCGGGCCACCAGATGCAAATTTTCGAATTACTTTGCGCAGACGCCGCAGATCGCCGGCGTCATCAAGTCCTGACATTCACACGCGTACGCCATGAGGTGGGTCCGGAGCCCACACCTCTAGGATACCATGTTCAGTCTGCGATCTCCCAGTCGGTCGCGAGAAGATCGGTCTGCGAGCAGTGCCACGGAACGAGCGTGTTGTCGGCGGTCTTCATCGCCACGAATTCCACCATCGGCGCGTCGGCAGCGCGCGGCGTAAGCATGGCATAGCCGCCCCTTGAATATGCGAGCCACATCCCCTTGCCGTTCCAGCCTGCGCGCCGGACGCGCTTCCCTTCTCGCAGGAGGCGAACGGCGCCACCGATGTCGTAGTTGATCAACGGCGCGTCGTAGGGATGGTCGCTCATTGCTCGGTCTCCACGCGGATCGTCTTCCCGGCGAGCTTCGAGAACATGCGGTTGATGGCCTGGCCGCCAGCGATCAGGAACTCGCGGCGCTTGCGGTCCTCGCCCACCTCGACGAGACGGTCGAAGGTGGTGAAGTTCTGCGGGTAGCTGTCCACGCAGGCGTAGGTGTCGGCGCTGTCGCGGAACTTCTTCGTGCCGGCGACGCGGTCGTCGACCTGGTCAACGACGAAGGGGCGCTTCCCGCCGACGAAGAAGAAGTCCCAGGCGAGGCCGGTGAGCGAAGCTCCCGCCAGTACCGAAGTCTTGCCGGGCTCTTTGGCTGTCGTCTTCACGCCGTAGGGAAAGACGCGTTCCCAATCCTTGAACGGCAGCGGTGCCGGCAGCGATGTTTGATCGGAGCGGCGCGATATGAACAGGAGGGACCGCGCGCCGCCAACATCGGACCCGTGCACGTCATCGGCCATCCACAACACGTTACGGCCAGCGACCGCGACCTGGTCCACCGCCGCAATAGGATGCTGCGCGAACTCGACCGGAATCTCGCGCTCCTTGAACGCCTTCCGAACGACCCAGGCGGCGGCGAAGCCGTCGAGCGTGGGCTCGTAGACGCAGAGGATGATTTCCTTCGGGTCTGGTTCGATGAGGCGAGGCGGTGCCAGGTCGGCGAGCGTGACGTCGGTGCTCATCGGATGAGTTCCCCCGAGGCCTCGGTCTCGGCGGCCACATCCGCGTCGAGATCGGACACGACGTCGAAGGCCCGCAGCGGGCGACGCGGCGGGGCGACCTCCAGGTTGTTGCCGATGGTGTCGACGGCCGCGGCGAAGAGCAGGATGTCGCTCTCCTTCACGGCGCGCATCAGCTCAAGGAACGCCGACCGCAGCTTCTGGCGACGGACTTGCTCCGCGGCGTCGACACTCGGATTGAAGAACCAGGAGACGAGATCGTTGGCGCGAGCGCCGTAGCCCCAAATGTCCACGAGCTAGGCGAAGAGGCCACGCACGAAGCCGATGACCAGGACCGCGGCGGCAAGCGCCCAGACCGGCCAATAGGCCCTCACGTACTTATCGACGAACGACTTCGCGTCGGCGTTGATCTCGTTGAAATTGGCCATTGCCCGCTCCCGGAAAACTAGAGTTTAAAGCCTACGTCCAAGCATACTATCTTTCGAGGAATGCCGCAAGCCGGCTCTAGCCGTACCAGTTCTCCAGCGGCTCCTCATCGGATTGTCCGACACGCTGATCGTCGTTCTCGACCCACTCCGCGCGGTCGACACCCTCGATATTGACATTCACGAGCTGGCTGTCAGGCCGGATCACGCCGTCCACGCCGGCATTGAGCCAACGGTCGGCGAAGTAGCGCCAGGCCTGCGAGGTCGTGTCGACCCAGTCGTCGTGCTTCACCGTGCCGGGGCCCGAGTAGACGCATACCTCGTCGAGGTACGGCTCCATCCAGTTGCGTGGCGTGCCGGGACGCTTGTCGGATTCCGGCAACCAGATGCGGCCGCTCGCGGCGACGTGCGACACGGCGTGGAGACGCGCGAGCTTATCGGCTCGGCCGGGATTGTAGGGCCAGCTGTCGATGCCTTCGTTGGAGAGCATCTGTCGCAGCGAGATGCCCGAACCCTTGTCCTCAATGATCAGGAGGTCGGGGCGCTTGACCTGTTCCGCGTAGGTCTCGGGCTGACCGACCAAGACCGGCGAATAGAGCGCTTCGCGGCGGCGGCCGTACTCCGTCTTCAGCTCGCGCTTGGTACGCTTCACGAGATCGGGGAAACCGAGGTTGTCTTTCCAACATTCCAAGAGCATGGCGTTCCAGCGGCGGTCGTGGGCGAAGACGCCCCACACCGAGCATGCCGTCGGGTCCGGCTCGAAGCTCTTGCGGTCGAAGGTCTTCTCACTGAAGGCTGTGTCCAGCGAGACGATGATGAAGTCGAACCACGGCAGCGGCCGCTCGTTGGGCCAGAGGCGCAGCCACGAGCGCTTGATGACGGCGGCCTCGGAAACGTCGAGCAGCTTGCCGAGCACCTCCTGCTCGTAAATCTTCGTGCCGCGGTACAGCTCCAGGTCGCGCACGAAGTCGTCGGCGAGGTTCGCCTTGTTTTCGTGCGTCGAGCCGTCGATGACGATCTGCGCCTTCTTCAGGAGATCGGCGAGCCACTTCAGCGGTTTCGGCGTCGAAGTGTAGAAGCGCTGCGGCTGGACGAGGCGCCCGTCGGCGGTGCGGTGAGCGATACGGGTGCTCATGTCGATGTTCATGAGCGTCTCTTCGGCCTTCTCCCAGGCCGCGATCTCGTCGCCCCACACCCGGCTGCCCTGCGGGCCGCGGAGACGGTCAGGCGACTGCGAGGAGAAGCCGCGAATCAGCGACCCGTTCTTGAACTTGATCGTCGGGATCGCGGCGGAGAAGTTCGTCGCCTCGATCAACTCGGCCGGCGTGCAGGCCAGCAGGCCCGAGCGGCCCTGGAACATCGTGCCGAGCAAGTCGGCGTGCGAAGGGGCGACGGCGTGGAGCACGATGCCGGGGTACATCCAGCACTCGCGCCGGGCCCAGTTGGCGCCGGTGTCCGTCTTGCCCCATCCTCGTCCCGAGCGCGCAATAGCGAGCGACCATCCATCGACAGGCAGCACCTGCTTGTCGCGCGCCCGTTCCAACCACGCTGTCTCGGAACCGAGGAACGCGAGATCGAGGTCGCCTAGCTGCGCGACCTCGCGCTCAGTAACATCCACCCATCAAGGGTAGCATATCAGCGGCCGCGATTTCCCCCGCGGCCCTTCATGTACGTGCCCGGCGCGATGAGCGTGACATAGCCCGCCCTCCCCTGCCGGTCGTCGACACCGAGCGACGACGTGCTCCGCATCGCGTCCTCTGGCGACTCTGGCTCCAGCAAGCGGTCGATCACCGCCTTGGTGTTCCAGAGATCGAGTTCGCTGGTCTCCTTGGCGCGGTTCGTCATTCGGCGTCCAGGAACTTCGCGGCGGCGATCTCCGCCATGTCGGCGAACTTCACCTTGTCACGAGGCATCGCCTCAAGCCACGACGGCCGCATGTCTGGGTCCTTGGCGCAGAATTCGTACATTGCCTTCGCCGCCGCGATGGTGCGCCAATAGCGCTCGTCCTTCGTCATTCGTATCTCACCGGGATTCGCTGATACCCGCCCTCCGATCCGATGGGCCTGGCGGAGGGGTCGCGGGGGACGATGTCGCGCTTGCGCATTTCCCCCCTGCCCAGCTCCCGGCTCAGTTCTTCGTCACGGAGTGCGTCGCTGATAGTGCGGCGGCGACCGATGTTTCGGAGGTCGGGGCCGCGGGGCTTGTCGGTCACGACCTCAGAACGGGATGGTCGAGTCGATGGTGTCGTCGGACACCGGGACGTCGCGCTCGACGACCTCGGCGCTATCAGCGCCGGCCGAACGCGCGTCGCGCGCTGCCTGCTCGGCGTCGTACTTGTTGTCGAAGGGTTTCTCGAAGTCGCCGGCGACCGGCATGCCCTTCACGACCAGGACCGTCTTCTTCTCGGTCTTCGGAGGAGCCTTGACCTCGACGGAGAGGTTGCCGTACGGCGACTTGAACCGCACGAAGTTGCCGTCCTTGTCGAACAGTGTGACCGAGTTGAAGGTGTCGTTGACGACGTCGGCTTCGAGCTTCACGCCGGCGACCTTCACGTCGCTCAGCTTTTTGACGGTGACGTAGCGCACTAGGCTTTCTCCAGAACGGGTTGCTCTATCTCCGTTCTATCATCTATCCTTCGAGAAAACAATCCTTCGAGGATTTATTTTTT